TGCATCAGAACACATCCACTGCGATGATCTTTGAGAGTGCGATGTCAATCTCACGCTCGTTCTCGTAGGTGTCGTATGGGCTGTCGCTAGTCCACATTGACAACTCGGTGTCGCTGATTCGTGAGACAATTCCTGAGTAGTCATATGTCTCTATCGGAGAGATCTGCACGGATACTTCTACTTCGTCTCCTACTGCCACATTGATTGTTTTCATTTGTTGCCTCCTTCAAGGTCTAACACTGTTTTGTACATGTCTTCGTTGCTGATTACTTGAACTTCATACTTGGTGTTGAAGTCATCGTCCCACTGGTTCTCAGTTATGAAATAACCGATGCGGTTAACGATGTGTCGTCCAGCGATGATGTATGTGCCTTCCTCGCCGTCCACATATGTCCATGTGTAATGCAATGGCTGATCAAACACATGGTCAACTTCGGCACCGTATGTTTCAAACATGATGCCGTTGCCTTCATCGTCTGACCACGATGCGTTGTCATCTAGGTGATTGTTGACAGGCTTGAACTTTGCCTCCCATTCTTCAACAGACATTTTGATTACTGGTTGTATCATTTGACCTCCTCAGGTCTTTAGGGATTAACTAATTTATCGGGTACTAGGTACCCTCACAACACACAAACAGAATTTATGTGCTGTGAGAGCACCACGAGCCGTAGCCCGTGATGCCCCGATCAGGCGACATCCTCCCACCATGCCTGTGGCATGTAGAGGTACCCGCCCTCGTGCCAGCCGAATGAGTGCCCGTCAGTAGCGACCTGTTCATTCAGCCAATCAGTGGCTACCTGTTCTTGGTACCACGAGTCCTCAATGTCGGTGGGCTGGCGCCCATCCCATCCGAGTTCTCGTGCGAGCCTGCACGCTTCCATGGCGCTGTAGACGCCGTAGTGGTTGTCTAACAACAACCCAGTAAGCACCATGACCTTGCTCATTGCTCTACCTCCATGTCAGCGAGTACGAGTGGAATCTTGTACTCAATGTTGTACGACAGGACATTGAAGTCTTCGCCGTTGTTGCCTACAAGCGACTTGAGTTCTTCTTCTCCGCCTTCGCAGTAGAAGAAGACCTCATCGTCTTTGTTGCCCAACGAGTCAAACTCACCTCCCCACTCGTTCTCATTCCATGTACCAAACGAGATGAATACCTCGTCCTCCATGCCTGAGTCATACCACTGGATGATTGCCCATGCACCGATTGGTGTTCCGATGTTGCTCATTCTTCCTCCTCTATTTCGTTTTGCATTTCAACCATTTCGTACAAGACTTGTTCCAGTACTTCATTGCCTAGTTCCACGATTCGCTCGTGGACATAGCCTTCAACTTCTTCCATTGCTTCAATGGACTGTTTCTTAGTCCAATGTGGGTACATCGCCTTGGCATCTTCCCAAGACCATTTGACTACCACTTCACTTGCCATTAGAACTCTCCTTCTTCTGTGATGTCGTAATTGAGGTATGTCCATACATCTTGGTTTACGCTGTCGTAACCACCGTTGGCATCAAACACTTCAACAGCCCTGAGCCATTGTTCTGAATCTGCCGACAAGGGTTCGTCATTGTCACCGATGGTGAACAGGTTTGCTTCCCACCAAGAGATAGCGATCTCTTCGTCAGGATTGATCTCACTCAATAATTTAATTGCGTGACTTACTTTCATGGTGCCTCCTCAGGCTTTGTTTACTTCGGCGGTGTTGCCTTGTCCCCAGTCGGAATTGAATCCGCACGCCTGTAGCGCTGGGGGATCTCTCTAGAAGCCGTTCTCGTCACAGATCTTGCTGAGAGCGCCAATGACCTTGTCCTCTACAGCGAGATACTGCTCAAGAGAACCCCATGGATAGATGCCATCGTCACCGAGTCGGTTGTGAACCGCTTCCATGCCGTCTCGCACCAACTGGTACAGGATGTCCAGTTCGGATCCACGGCGATCAATGCCTCCGTTGAGAGTGATATTTAAGTTGTACATGGTGACCTCCTCAGGTCTTGAATGAACATCGGGTGATGTTCTGACAGTACATCAACGGTGTGTCAATGTACTGTCAGAACACCACGGGCTTGCGCCCGTGATGAACTGTGGTGGCTCCCGTGAGGACAAGAGTGCACCGACTGTCGCTCGTAACGCTGACCATGAAGCGCTACAGCGCCCACGATTATCCGTTACCAACGATCCCGTCAATGAGGGCTTGCGTAATGCTTCCACCCTCTGCACCCATGTCTTCACCGTGACCTGTCAAGACAGCCGATACCGTCTCGTGCTTGGCGTTGAGTAGTGCCCACATGCGATCGTCCACTGTTGGGATCTCGCTTGTGTCATCTACAGCCAACAACCACCACGCAACGACTGCGTTGTCTTGACCGATGCGGTGTGCACGGTCTTCTGATTGCACTGCTTCCGCTGGTGTCCATGGCACTTCAGCGAACACCACATGCGATGATGCGGTCAATGTAAGACCGACACCAGCACTTGTGAATTGTCCGATGAACACCTTGGCGTCACCTTGTTGGAATGCGTCAACTGCTTCCTGCTTCTGCTCATCGGTAAGACCGCCAGCCACCTTGACTACGCCGTGCTTGTTAAGAGCACTGGCTAAGCCTGCGATGACATCTCGGTGATGTGCGAACACGATGACCTTCTCGCCTTGAGCGACAAGTTCTTCTACATGCTCAACCACATACGGGATCTTGGCGATACCGAGCAACTTGCGCAGTGCGTTGAGGCGAGTGATCACCTCAGCCTTGGATGCCTTCTGCCATGCCTCGGCACCACCATTGGCGATGACGAAGTCACGGAAGTCATTCTCGGCGTGACGATATGTAGCGAGATCATCTTCTGTGATCTCTACCGCCACTTGAGCACGGCGCTTCGCTGGGAGTTCCTTCAACACATCTGACTTGTTACGCCTCACATAGCAGATGCCACGCAATTTGTCGTTCAACTCAGTGGTGTTGCTGGCTCCGTTGTACACATAACCCCATCCATTGTGGATCGGATCACAGTAACGAAACAGGAATGCATTGCGTCCACCGAACCCTCTGTCCAGTCTGTCAATGATTGACAGCGGAGCAACGAGTTCGCTTGGACGATTCACGATGATGGTGCCACTGAGCAATACCACATACCCCTCAGTCGGAATTGACTTGGCGATGTATGCAATACCCTTAGTGCGACCTGACTTCGCATTCTTCGCACGGTGTGCCTCATCAACGATGAGCGCTCCAAACTTGCCAGCCAACTTGAGTGACCACAGGTCAACATTGCTGTCACCAATGATCACCACATCAGCCTTAGGTATGGCACCGACACGACTGCCCTTCACCACGGCTACAGAGAGCCACGGTGCGAACTGCTTGAATGAGCGAACCCAGTTGGTGCGCAATGACGGAGGCACCACGACAAGCACCTTGTGCTTCTCATTGACAGCCTGCACAGCCACTGCGATGCCCTGCGGAGTCTTGCCCAGCCCCATCTCGTCACCGATGATGACACGGCGTTGCTTGATTGCATACGCCACGCCAGCACGCTGGAACGGGAAGAGAGGTTGAGCGAGATCTACAGCGACCTCACCATCGTGAGCGCTACTGAGAGCAAGGAGTGCTGGGTCAGCAGTGATTGCTGGCGCAACACGATCAAGCCCCGATAGCAGTGCACTCAGTCCTTCTAGTTGTGTATTCATGGTCTGTTACCTCCTCAGGTAATTGTTAGTGGACTTGCGTCCTCACAACACACCAGTTGCCCGATGTGCTGTGAGGGCGCCACACCTTGCGGTGTGACATCCTCGGGCTAGAAACCCAATCGCTTTGCGCAGTCGTTGCCGATGCCACGCTTGCGTGTGACCTCATCGGTCAAGTGACGCCCGCACACACCACACCGTCCGATCTCTTGACCGTACAGTGCCTGTGCATCCATGCGTTCTTGATCGCTGAGCGCAAGTAGACGCTTCACAGCGTTCACTGCACGCTCACCGTGTAGTCGCTCGTCACGATGACCACCCACGACCATGTAGATCGCACGCTGACCCTTGAGGCTTGCGTTATGCACGCCCTTGTTGGTCTTCACTGCGTAGAACACGAGATCGTTGGCGCCAGTTGATGACAGTGCGTAGAACCCATCGGCAAGTGTGCCGAAGAGTTCGTTGGTCACCGTCACTGGACGAGCAACAGGCTCCGATGAGCATTCACCAGCCTTGTGGAATGTCTGCCACTTGCCACTGATGAGCAATGCGTGACCAGCACC